ATCTCCAGTGTAATCTACTTCAGAAGGAAGAATCTTAACTAATTCTTTTTCATAGAAGTCATTAGGATAGAATGTACAGTTTCCAAATACTGTATCTACATAAGCTCCAGTAAATGTCATACCAGCACATTCTCCTTCGAATGGACCAGCAGGAGATACGTAAAGATCCCAAGCTAAAGTACCAGCAGCAACTGCAGCATTATAAGTATCAATTGTATAAGATGGACCTACAGGAGCACCAGTTGTATCATAAATACGGATAGCAATGAATGGAGCAATCAACGGACTGTTGAAGAATTGCTTAGCCCATCCAATGTAAACTAATGTAGGATCTACTGCTACAGGAGCTGTATCATCAACACAACATCCAGTGTAGTAATCTGCAGTATAGTATGAGTTACGAGTTAAGAAACGTAATGCTGGAGATCCTTTGATGTCAAGACGTAAATAGTAAGTCTCATCACACAAGAAATCTTTGCAACATCCTGGAGAATCTTGATCAACAGTGTAAGGTGTAGAACCTACATGCACAATATTCTGGATAGGAGCACAAGGGTCAACACGGTAAGCACGTGATACATACTTAGCATTGATTACTTTAGATTTAGTAGTCTCTTTATAACCACCAGCAAAAGGTCCAATCTTGTCATTGTGAAAGATAGGAGAGCTAGCAATGATAATAGGACAACAATCTTCTGGAGTAGATAAAGGTGCTAATGAAGTGTAAGTTTCTGAATTAAATACACCATAAACTCCATAAGGATTTGGATCAGGTACAGTGTTGTAAGTACCATTAGATAATTCTACGGTAGCAACACCTGAAGACAACAACATACCAGTATTATCAATACCAGCAACTGTTGGAGATGCAACTTGAGCAGGGTGCCCACCCAAGAAGACCTTGTTAAACGCATGATTAAAATAAGCCATTGTTTTTTGTTTTAAAAGTTATACAAATAAATAATAATATAATATAAGTAATAGTTTACTAATATCCAAATTTACCCCATCATTTCATCATCTAGCAGACGGAGAGCTATCTTGTCTGTACCAAATGCTTCTAGACGGTCCATCCAGTTTTGCATCTTGCCCATCTCTTCTACTTGTTCTTTAAGATAACCTAATGCTAGTTCATACATAATATGATCACCTCTCATTAAAGCTTTAGAAGCTAGATCTTTAATTTGAGAACTAATCTCAATCTCATGATCATATGACTTCTGAATAATCTCAGGTAATCCACCTGGATAGTTTTGTTCTGGTTGATCAAGTACAGGAGTTAATGGTTGTAAACCAAATGATAAGACATACTTACGTGCTATATCAGCATGACCCATTTCTTCTGCAGAATATCCATTCCATTGTTTAGCAGCACCTAGATAACCTTTGTCATCTAACCACATTGCCATAGACTTATATATTCTAGCAGAATATTCTTCCTGTTGTATACGGTAGTTAAGATAATCTAAACCTTCTTGTGAGATTAAAGGATTGTCTGTCTTAAGTGGAGGAGCTCCTTTTAAACCTGAAACACCAACTACTTTTGGTGCTGAGCTTGCATCTCCTGTTCTTTTAAGCATTCTATTGTTTTCCATTTATATAAAAATTAATTGTTCTGTTCTCCTGATTGAGCATTAATCTGTACTTGAGCAATAGATTCTATATCACCTGCTATAATAGCACAAGCCTCATCAATAAGAACTTCAGTAATGTCATCCTTGAATTCACATTCTACATTAGTAGTACTAATTAGACCTGTGTATGGATCAACACAACCTTCAATCTGTATATTGATAGGCTTTCTATAGAAGTATAAATCTATATTTTCTAGATCAAACTCATTGTTTGTATATATCCTAAGTTTATTATTAATAAGGGTCATAAAAGTTTCTCCCCATTCAAAACTAGGTTTCTTAAGATAATCTCTAAGTAAGTTAGGTACGTTAGCTTCTTCTGCTAAATATACTACCATTTCTTTGTTAGTACAGCATTCTGAAAAAGCTGATAGATGAACTCTCTTAAACTCCATATAGTTTTCTGGAAGATCCAGAGTAGTTTCATAATAACCATCAAACTTACTTAGATCTAGGGTAGACTTATTTAACAATATCTGTAAGTCATCTACTCTTCTCTTAGATTGTTCATCTCCTTGTTTAAGAATATTAGTACCAACAAGCTGTCTACGGCACCATTGAATCATGCCTTTATTGAATGCTTCTATTATTTGCCAACATTCAATATTGTCATAATCCTGGCTATCTAACTTGTTTAGCCTTTGCTTAACCTTTATTTGGAGTGTTGAATTTAACATTATCCTTTCTTGCTACGCATTTTACCTAGAGTTTTAGCTAAGTTAGCTTGTCTCTTAGTTGTTGTACTTGCTTTAGATCCTGGTTTAGTTACCTTAGCAGCATAAGCAGCAGTAGACATACCAGCAGCTTTAGCTTTAGCAGAGAATGCACCTGGGTTTTTAATAGCACCCTTGATCCAATTTTTCTTAGCTCCACCAGCTTTAAATACTCCACGTCCTTTAAGGATGTCTGCTTGAGTTACTTTACCATCACCTGTAAGATCTGGAAACTTTGATCCTCCCATCTTATAGTTCTTACTTTCCATCTTCTGATAATCAGCATTAAGTTTATTTACCTTACTCTTTTTATCTTGAGGACGGGTAACATACCCTGGATTCATGTTTAATTTAGTAGTCTTTTTCATATATAAATAATTAGCAGTTCCATTTTCTTAATGACTTATTAATCCTAGAGTTAGGATCATTTGCAGTCTTAGATGAAGTAAGCTTCTTCTTCATACCAGACATTCTAGCACAAAAAGACTTTCTTCTATTAGCAGCTTCACTACCTTTCTTTAACTTAGAAGGTTCTGTAGTAACAGCTGTCTTAAGTTTAGATCCAGGGTTTTCTCTACGGTAAGAAGCAACACCTTTAGCATTAAGACCACCAGAAGGATTCTTACCTTCTTTTCTCTGCCATGCAGGAGTAGATCCTCCCTTCTTCATCTGAGGAGTCTTACCAGCTTTCTTCATTGAGATAGCTATTGCTGCTTGTTGTTTTGCATTCTTTGTCATAGTAATATTTTATCTACCTTGACCTCTATATCTTTTAGGTTTCTGTTCCTTAGGACCAAACTTCTTTTTAAGCTTGCCTGTAGTTTTAACACCAAAGGTTACTTTACCTCTTTCTACTTTACCTTTACCACCTGCTTTTGCCATAACTATCTATATTTACTAGCTTTATTAGCTATTGATTTAGGTTGTTTTACAAATTGTTTACCCTTCCTATTACCTTCAGCTTTAACCTTATTAGTAGCAGCTTTTTCTCCTGCTGACATAGCAGACCAGGCAGCTTCAGGAAGATACCTTTTAGTACCCTTAGATTTTACTTCTTTACTCAAGCCTTTCTTTTTATTAGCATGAGTACCAGAAGTCATCCATTTCTGAGCTGTCCAGTCTTTTAAACTCTTCTGTGATTTAGCTAGTGCCATTCTTTTTCTAATTTAAACTTATTCTCCATAATAACCAAACATCTTTAAATAATCAATTGCATTCTGTAATATAATAGGACTATCTTCAAACATACCTAATGCCCTATTACACTTCTTACACAACAGACCTCTAAATTCATCTGTCTTATGATTATGATCAATTGCGCTTTCACTTATTAATATATGTTTATTACATATGGCACAACATTCTTCTTGCCTTTCATAAACATCTATTAATTCTTCAGGTGTTATTCCTCTTCTTTGACATCTTTTTGCTAGAGTCCACGAGTCTTTCTCTCTATATTCTCTAACTTTATCTGGATTATTTTCAGTCCAGTTTCTATGTTCATTATATAAACATTTATTACATTTACTTTTTAATAAATGTTTTTGTGATCCACCTCTACTTCTAAACTCAGAAGTATCTTTAGATTTTTTACAACTTGAACATATTTTAGTTTCTATATCCACCACCTTTACTTTTGTACTCTTTAGCTAACAACTGACTTTTTCTAGCTGACCATTCTCCAGGATCTCCACCTTTAGTACCAGCCTTTATCTTGTTGAATAATGATTTACGCATACCAGGCTTGGTATAATTACCTGCCTGGTTTACCTTAGACTTAGTAGAACCACCTTTTTTCATAGTCTCAGCTATTCTGATTTTACGGTCTTGAACTTTAGCTGCTCTACCTAATAGTCTATTAGCTTTTTGTTCTCTACCTTCATCAACAGCTTTATTGCCTTTATAAACTAGACGTTCTTCTCTTTTCTGAAGTCTTGCTAGTTTTCTTGCTTTATCACCAGGTGTTTTCATCATATTATTTCTTTTTACCCATTTTCTTCATGCCACCCTTCTTCATCATACCACCATATTTTAATGGAGATACAGTAGCTTTAGGATTAACATTAGTCATAACTCCACTAGATCCAGGAACTTTTTGTACAGTAGCTCCTTTATTAACTCCTACCATAACTCCTCTTGAGCTAGGTACTTTAGTTACTTGGAAGTCACTTTGTGGATTAGGGTTATTCATAGCACCAGTCTTAGCCTTAGGTAAAGACTTCATACCACCTTTCTTCATCATTGAGGCAGTAGATGCTTTTTTGGTCATAGATTTTTTCATTTTACAAAAATATTAAAGTGTTATACTAATATACTATTTATTCCAATAAGGTTCAACTTTTTTTAGAAGTTTTGTAAGAATTTCATCATTAAGAGGGTTCTTAAGATACTCAACCACATCAGTTTGGTTTCTACCCATCATAGTATTACTATCTGTTTCATAGATAAAACCATCAGACTTTAATGTGATAAACTTATAATAAGTACAGTCTTTTACTAAAGATCTGATCTTTAAAGTTTCCATATCTAGTTCAGCAGTCTTAAGGAAAGTTTCTACTGCTCTCTTAGGATTAGTCTCTGTACCATCTCCATTAATATACTTATCTGCATTATCATAAAGTACATCATTAGGAGTAGACTTCTTATACTGCACACTGTTAAGATCAATTACCTTTAAGATATACATAAGCTTGTTAGTATTCTTATTGAATAACTTATCTAGTTCAGCAAGTGCTTTATTTTTAATTTTCTTGAATTCAGTTTTAGTAGTAATGGTATCTTCATACTTGTCTAAGAAAAACTTAGTAGGTACTGCTCTTGATCTAGCATCCTCATAGTTCTTAGCTACAATAGAAAACCCACCTGCCTGAATAGCATAAAACTTAATAAGATCATAAGGATCATTAAGTGGATCAATGAATAAAGGTTCATTACCACAACGGATAGTGATCTTCTGCCAGAACTCATCATTATCTGGTCTTAGAAGTTTTACCTTATTCCAGAAATCAGGATCTTCTGGATCAATAACATTAGCTACTAGTTCTTTCTCTAACTGAGAAACAACAGCTCTAATTTCATTAATCTTAGCCTGTTTTTCTTCTGGGTCCTTAATAAGTTTAATTTCAGGAGCAAATTCATTAAGACCTGATAAGTATCTCTTGATACCATTGTGCTCAATGCATGCTAATTGTTCTTCATGGAATACACCATCATAAAGAGCTAGTCCATATTTTTCTAGACCCATGTTAGATACTGAAGGGTCAAAAAAAGCTTTAATAGCAATAGGCCCGGACTTAAGAGCCTGATGCTTTTCAATCATTGTGTAAGACATAATTTATTTGGTTTTTAAAGTTAATGTACAAAGTTAGTAAAAAAGGGGAGAATAAAAACTCTCCCCTTAGATACTTATTTTAGAGATTAGAATGATCCTCCAGTAATTGGGTTTCTCATCACAATCTTCAATACCTTACTTGGGTCTTTTACCCAGATAGCAGGCATAGTTTGTGTCATGTATACACGGTAACCATTGAATTGACCAGAAGACTGGAATCCTTGAGTACGTCCCATGTAGTCCATAGTACCATTCTGATACCACCACTTCAACTGGTTATCCCAGCTAAGTTTCAACAAGAAGATGTTGTCATTAGTGTTATCAGTGATATCAAAGATAATGAATGAATAAGAAGACAATGGGAAACCATCAATGATTGGGTTTTCAATGTCATTAGTATTCAAGTTATCAAATGCAGGGTTAAGAACAAACTTCACATTAGCTAAGAATGGAATTACATAGCTAGTGAAAGAGTATCCAAATCCTAAATCCATAGGCTCTCCTTGGATAGCATTGATAGAGTTAGCTCCAGCAGCCTGGATAACTAGACCTGAACCAAATGCTTCTTGCTTGATAGCTTCATTGATAAGACGCATACCTCCCATACCAGTCTGTACAATAAGTTGACGCTTAGGATCTGGTCCTTTGAATTCAACCTTACCAGCATAGAAGTTATAGATCTCAGAACGGAATAAGTCTAAGTTAAATCCAGACTTGTTGTATACTCTCTTGAAAGAGTTATCCAACTGCTTCCATAATCCGACAGATAGACGGATATCATCTGGACCATCTTGCTTAACACGTCCACCTTGTCCCCACATTAAGTAGGTCTCAATGTCAGTTGCTACTTTAGTTAAGTGAGCAGCTTCCATAGTAGTTAAGAAAGTACGTGATAATGTACCATTGTTCATAGCTCTCTTAACATAATCTTTACCCATACGAGATACCATAGTCTCCATATCAGCAATTGCTGGGTCTAAAGACTTATCAAAGTTTCTCCAGATTTCTGTTACAGGTACAGTACCATCAGCATTCAATCCACCTTTGATCATAAGATCTGCACGGCTAGAGATAGAATAATGTACGTGTGCTTCAGCTCCTCCAACAAAGTTGTAGAACTCACGGTATCCTGAACGAGTCTGAATATCAGAGAATCTTTCTCCATACTCACCACGTGCAGAACCCTTACGGAATACTTTAGTACCACCAGCTAAGAATTTATTATCCAAGAAACGGTAGTTATCAGTGTTCACTAATTGAACAGTGTAGATAAAACCATCAGCTACTGGAAGAATATCATCTTGAGTGATGTACAATTCAACTCCATTGTATTTGTCATAAGTGATAATATCACCATGTCCAAATTCACGTTTGTTGATCTTAATCTTGAAAGTAGTACCATCTACACCTTTAGTCAAGTTTGCAGGTTCAATGTCTTCAATGATATAAGCTAAATCTTGTACTACTGGTATTTGCCACTTGTACTCTCCTCTAGCATTATCTACATTGATAACATTCTTTCCTCCAAATGATGACATCTGGTAAAGAGGCATTTCTACTTTTTGAGCCATAGCCCAAAGATCTACTGGACCTAAATCCATAGGTTCAGCTGTTCTTAGCATATTTACTAAGTGATAGGAGTCAACATGTGAACTAGCTTGGTAGTTAGTGTCACGCAAGAAGACCCCATTGTTTAAAACTGGTGTTGCCATTTTTTATTGAGATTTAATTGTTTACCGTTTAAAAAAATTATTGTTTCTAGGTAACCTCTTGGTTACTGTTTCTTCTTTCTCTATCACAGGTGTTCCAGTAGTTCTTTTAACTTGTTCAGTCTTTAACTGTCTTGCTGTTTTCTCTACTGCCTGTGATTTACCTACTTCTGCAATTCTTGATTTATAACTGTCTGGGTCAGATAATAACCACAGAGCTTCTGCTATAAGACCATGATTAGGTTCAATAAACTGGTATTTCTCCAGTAAGTGACCTAACAGATTTGTAGGTTGTCCTGATATAGAAGGATAAGAAGGCTGTGTTAAACCATTGTATAGTAAGGATTGAGTTTTCTTATCTAACTTAATACCATTTACTTCTCCTGGTTTTAATGTTTCATATACACTATGCATATAAAACTGAGCAGCTTCTTCTTGCTTCTTTCTATAGTCTTCCTGCTGAGCTATCTTTCTAGCAACTTGTTCTTTTTCCTTTTGTTCTAATTTTGGTTTAAACTTAAGTGCTTTCTTTTCTAGCTCATCTCTATCTCTTAAAGATTCTATCTCTTCCTCAATCTCTTCTGCTGAACCATACTTAGTAAAAGTAAGATACTCTCTTACAATTCTTTCTTGGTCAGAAGGACTATTAGGATCTAGAGACTTAACTTCTTCTACTTGAGATAAAGCTCTGAATACACTTTTAAGATCAGTACCACCTTCCATTACATAAGCTGCAGCAGCTTGTAACTCTTCTGGTAGAGATCCAAAGAATTCAGATGGAAGTTTTTCTGCTAGACTTCTCTCTCTATCTTGAATGTTTGCTTCAAGTAGTTCTTCAAAGTCTTTAATGCTGTATTCTTCTAGTGGTTTGTCATCATCAAAAGGTACTAATTGACCTTTCTCTATAAGCTTATTCATAAGCTCTACAACTCCACTCTTCTCTACTTTAGGTCTTCCTGTTGTCTTAGTTTCTTCTTCACCAGTCTTAGGAGCAGATGCTTCTAATGGATCAATTTCAGCTAGTACATCAGAAAGAGCTTCTTTAGCAGATTCTGAAGAATCTTCATCTTCTTTACTGTCAAGGAACGTGGTGTCAACTTTACCTTTTGTAAATACTGAGGGCTTAGTCTCTTGTGGTAGCATTATGTTTTCTGCTCCTGGAGTCCCTAGTAAATCATCTAGGTTGATGTCAACTTGTTCTACTACTGTAGAATTTTGGTTTTCTGTACTCATATTCAATTTGGTTTCATTAATAATATACTCAAAATTATATATTTTAATTTATATAATTAAAGTTTAAGACTAAATTTGATGCACTATATGGCTAACCACATTATTTCTTTTTCTTATTTGTGGTAGATTTATCCTTTTTAACATCATATTTATTCTTATTCTCCTGTGCAATTTGCAATTGTGTTTGTGCTATCTGCTGCTGTGTTGCTAGCTTTTGTCTTTCAATAGACATTTTATCAGCATGAGATTGTCTCTGCATGTTAATCTTTTCCTGATCTATTGTAGCTGCAGCTTGATATTCCTGAGTTTGCTGTAAGTCTCTGATAGCATCTTGGAAGTCAGATACTTCATTCTTATTAATATCTTGCATTGCACCATATCCAGCAGCTTGAATTTGTCTCTCAACAATTCTAGTCTGTCTGTCTTTCTCATTCTCAGCAGCTTCAAATTCCATCTTCATTTTTTCTTCTTGTGCCTTAGCCTGAAGAGCTTGTTCTTGCATCTGCTGTTGCTGTTGCATTTCTTCTCTTCTAGCATTATTAGTCTTTTCTTCTACATCTTTAAGTACATGAGTAATCTCAGACATAGAAGTAGCTTTAATAATATTACCTAGATCATAGATAGAAGCACCAGAAGTATTATTAGATAATGCTAATTGCTTAAGTTGTTCTACTATATTTCTTTGATCTGCTCTTGTTACACAGAATACATTGATATCTCTTAGTAATAGATCAGTACCATTTATCTCAAAATTCTTTTTCTCATCTAGACTTGTGATATATTGAAGTCTTAAAGATGGTTTAGTAGAATGATAATACTGAGCTAAGTCTGTTCTCATAGAGTGTACTCTAGGCATTAGGTAATCTGAATGCTGTATAAAATACATTTCTGTCTGAGCATAACTAGATGATACAGCTTGTTCAATACCTTTAGCAGTATCTGATTGAGCTATTTGTTGACCCATCCTTTGTGGAGTAATACCTATAGTTTCAAATGCCTGCATCTTAAAGTAGCTAGCAAGTTGAATTCTAGATAGTAATCTTTCTGTTTGAGATAAGTCTAGTTTCTGATAATGCTGGAATGATAATGCATTTTCTGTATTAGTTATAGATGTATCCAATGGAAGCATCTGGAAGTTCTTCATAGCAACATATGCTTTTGCTAGATTATTCTTTCCCCAGTCTTCTCCCAATGAATGTCTTGGTAATGCATTTTGATCTAACATGATTACAGTACCTAATTCATCTACTAGGATATCTGCAATTTGATTATTTACAATATTGTAAGCTATCTGGAATGGCTTCATTAAGTCTACTAAAGATGTAGATCTAGTATTTCTATCTGAGAATACTGATCCTTCTACAGGAAGTTTACATCCATATAGTGAGTCATCTCCTTTAAATTGAAACTTAAGAGGCTTAATTCTATTCTGGTTAATACCTAAGTATAATGGTTGGATACCACCTGGGCTTTTAGTACCCCAGAAAGTTGGATGGTGTGGACCTATCTTTACTCCACCCCATACTTGGTTAATCCATATCCAATCTATGTGTTCTCCAAATACTAGATTATCTTTAGTCTTGTTAGTAAATAAATCTGTATTGTAAATAGGTTTATCTGTAACCTTGTAAGCTTCTGTTACAATATCTTGTGTTACTAATCCTGTTTCATCTATCTTAGTTAAGTGTCCTACCTTTCTCTGTGATTTCCAGTATACAGTAGTAACTCTTAACATGTCAGTCATACCTAAGTCAAAATAGTCTTCATTCTCTGACATAATCCAGTTAACAATGTCTCCACCCCGAAGACTATTATCCCACATAGAAGTAAACTGGCGGTAAGCCAAAGAAGGCATTTGAGTATTCCACTCATGTGATTTAGTAGCATCATAATAAGATCCATCATTTTGATAACCCTGTATTGGGTAACCAGCAGATCTTACAGGATAAATCTGCTCTAGTGATAACATTTGTTCTTCAGTAAGTAACCATCCATATCTATCAATAACATCTGCTACTGACATCATATCAAACTTACCTACCCAAGATCCATCAGAAACATATCTTACTTCTGGTGACTTATGATAGAATGATACTACAGGATTCCATAGTTCTACATCATAGTCATCTTCCATCATACGAAAGTGCCAGAATTCTCTATCTGTAATAAGCATATCACGGAAGCCTCTTTCTTCAAGCTCTTCCATTTTAAATCTTTCTTGATCAACATGGGTTTGATGTTCTGCCCATTGTTCTACCATAGATCTATAATCTTTTTTAAAGTACTTCTCTATTTCTGGAAGACTTTTAAGATTCTCAGGTTGCATTTGTTGTTGATACTCTTCTGATTCAGGATCTAATCCAGCTTCCATAAGATTAATCATCATCTTCTCATATGCATCAGATAATAATACTTCTTCTACTTGCTGTCTTTTAGCCTCTAGTAATTCATTATATGAGTTCTCATCAACAGTTCTAAATGTTATCTTAGAAGTTCTTTTAGCAAACTCTGCCACCATAGTATTGATGACATTAGGAATAATAGGATAAAACTTAAGTTCTAGTGCTGAGTTATCTTGTTTAGTAAGTACCTCAATAAGATCAGCATATTCATTATCTTCTTCAATAATGTAATCTGTTTTATCTATAATACCTTTTGCTAGTTTATAATTCTTCATTAATCTTCTAGCATTTCTTCTTACCTGCTTTAGACCTTCCCACTCTAGCCAGTCTAAGTTCCATGCTCCCCACTCTTCATCCTTTTTCTTTTCTGGTAAAAATTGAATAGGCTGATTCAGAGTACCCATCCGGTTATACTCTGCCTTAGCTCCATTCTTTAATTGCATTGCGTTATATATCTGCATACTATTTAAAGTTCTTAAAAGGTGATTTTGGTATCTTCATGTTACTAAAAGGACTACTAGACCTACCTAGATGTCTAAAAGGTCCTCCCGTAAATGTACTAATTTTTTTAGAATTATCCAATTTTTGGGTACCAGTGTTTTCATATCTCTTCCTAAACCCTCTATTAGATTCTTGTATTCTTACAAAAGCTACTAATGCACAGAATGCTACAAGTCTATCCACGTTAACACCATCTTGGTAAGCTTCCATCTCTACAAGTAACATATCATCAGGTATTCTTTCAATACCATATTTTGTTTTAACTATGGTACCATCTGTTTTAGTTTCTACATCTAGCTCTTCTTTAAGAAATTCTATGGCATAAGATAATAAGTGAGTCTTAAATATAGTACCTGTATTTTTCCATCCATAGTCCTGGTATACATTTTTATTTGCTCCAAGGTCTTTAAGAAACATAATCTGATCCTTAGGAACCAGATACTTTTGTTTTCTTTTAGCAATCATATGTTGTAAGAACAAGCTAATGTTATTTTCTACAATAGCCCAGGCATTATAAATCTCAATAAGTAACTCTAGTCTTTCATGAGTTCTGTTTATATCATCAAACCTACCACACCAGCATGCTACAATCTTACCTTGTTCTATAAAGTTTTCTATCTGTTCTCCATTATTTCTTGTTACTTCTATAGAGTTTTTATAGATATAAATAGAACAAAGAGACTCAGAAGTAGTTGTCTTACCTTCAGCCACTGGGTCAATAGAAGCATAATACATAGCAAACTCAGGACTAGCAACAGGTCTTTCCCATACAATAATTGCTCCTTCTTTATCTTCCATATTTTTCTTAACTGGAAAATCTCTAATAGGTAGCTTATTAGTAGTCTTAAATTCAGGTTTACCTGATGCATCTTTTTGTATATCCAATAACTCATAACCATATTCTTTATCAGCTATCCTTTGTCTTTGAGCTTTAACTAAGTTCATAGGAAACTTAGATACTTTTCTATAAGCAAAAGCTTCTTCTATATTTCTAGGATGCTGTGATATTCTTAACTGATATGTTTCTGGACCTAGGTCTTTCTTCCATTGTTCAAACTGAGAATTAAGTGCTTCTAATGCTTCTTCTACTTTAGAGTTACCATATTCATCTATGTATGGTGGCATAGACCATTGTTCAGGTATAAATAATGCTGATTTACCAAGAGTACCTTTTGAGTCTATAAGGTTAGTATCAATAGCATAGATGTCATTAGCTTCAGGATTAAGTACCATTTCTTTCAATGGTTCACATTGATCTAAGTCTCCGACAGATCCTGCAGCAATAAACATACCTGTAGTAATCATACCAGACTTCATAGCAGGTTTAATATACTCATATGTCTGATCCATCTTAGGAGCAATACCAGCCTCTTCATGAAAGAAGTATTTACAAGGACCTCCTACTCCATTTGTAGGATCTTTCTCAAAAGACATACCTTGTATAGTACCTTTTAATCCTAGTTCTGTTTTACGGTTACCTTTTCTTACCTCAATCTTCTGCTGCCACATCATTACTTTATCTGGTGACATAGGTCTATACCATGCAGTGTGTTGATTAAGAAAGGCTGCATATTCATTTAAGAACTTCCAGGTACCTTTCTCATTGATATAATCTTTAAGACTAGCTCCCATCTTTAGAGTAATACCCTCTTCAAACCATATCTGATTTATAAGTTTACCACCATGAAAGTATGAGCTAGCTATCTGACGTTTTTTTAATATAGCTGAATGTTTAAAATGTAATTCTGCTAGTATTTCATATAGAGCCATATGATACTGAGCATCCCTTACTTTAGCAAATCCATATAACTGTTCTTCTTTATCAAAGATAGGTAAGAAGTTAAGCCACATGTAATAGTCTCTTGTAAGATACCAGATTTTATCTTTAGACTTAACTATTATACCTAATCTGCATTTATTCTTTTGATCATTCCAGTAAGCTATAAAGTCTTTAGATTTAATTGGTGCAGCACAATAAAACTTCTGTTGATTAAATATTCTAGCTTGTTCATTAAAGATAAGAGTATCTTCATTAAACTCATACTTACCTGGTTCTTTAAATAAGGGTATAAGAAAATCTCTAAACTCATCTTTAGAATCAAAAGATGTAGTAGTCCAAGTACCATTATCCCAAGTAGGTATTATAAGATTACTCATTCTTCAAATATCTCTCCTTGATTCTGTACTAAGTAGAAGTATAAGTCTTCTATTCTAGGACCATGTAAAACAAACTCTCTATCACCATTGAAGAATGCTGCAGAGTGTTCTCTTTTAAATGCATACCATAAACTGGTATAAGGACTGAAGTGAAACACCCAGTCATGTAAAAATTCATTTTTCATATCTATTAATATTGATCATATGCTAAATCTTGACCTCCTCTGATTTTACTATTCTGTTCATCTTGGAGATCTTTAAATACTCCTTTATAACTCTGTCTTACTTCATTAAACTGTTTAGCTAATGCTAGTATCTGAGTTATATTACCATCTTTACCATCTCTCATATGAGCTGTTTCTAGATAGTAAGCCATATTATCTAGTGCCTTCTTAATACCATTATAAGCTCTTGATGTTTCTGTCTCATACATTTTAGTACAAAAAATAATAGCTTCTGGTATACCATCATCTTCTGTAGAAAAATCAGCATCTATTTCTTTAAGTATTAACTCTTCTTTTTCTGATTGTATAAGATGAAAGAAAGGGTTAAAGTCTGGATTAGGGCAGGTCATATAGAATATATACTGGTATATCTTAAGATAGTTATCAGGATAATCATCCATAATCTTCTTAAGTGTACCTAGAGTGTGACAATGTTCTGTAGGTATTACTTTACCGTTTTGTATATCAAATAGTCTTATCATCTTCAATTTTCTTTATTTCATAATAGTAACTGTTAGAGTCTTCAGATACCCATTTATCAGATTGTGCTTCTACAGATTCTATGTGTGTATCTACTTTAAATGTAGAAGGATCTACAGGAAATTGCTTAGTTACCCAGTTAGAATCTTTCCAGTATATTCTATTATTAGGTTGACATAATAAGTAACCATCATCAGCTATTAGAATATGACCACATTTATAATCTGATGCTTCATCTGAATAAGGATTTCTATACCAGTCTACAGTCATTAAATATGTAGCCCATACTTTAGTTCCATCTTTTAGAACTACTTGACATCTCTTTTCATATAGATAATCATAAGTAATAACTGATACATTTTCTGAGAAACAATCCCATAGTTGTTTATAATGAAAAGGTATATCATTTTCTGGTATTTCTATAAATATTTCTGATATAGGTACTCTAGATCTTAGCATACCATAATCAGTCATAATATGAAAGGTTAGTATCTTACCAGCTAAAGATTGTACAGCAAAAGCATAAGCTTTATGATATGTATCATTATCAGCTTCATTTTTAGTAAAGTGAGATGCTCTTACATAACACTTAAACAATTCTATATTCTCATTTAGTTTGGCCATTCTCTTTAAGATAATTAATTAAAGTTATAACTTCTTCTTTTAAGTAAGGTACATCATAGGTTACTACATCTTCTATAATAGGATCATGATTAGCATCAAATCTTAGTATACGATTATGATACTCATCTGTTCCATCTGTAGCAAAAATAATATGTTCTATAGTCATACTACCATACTTAAGTTTAGGATTATGTTTAAGTATGATGTACATATAGATAGAAAGTTGCAAAGCATAATGATAAAAGTTACAATCATCTAAGTGTTGTAATGGTGACTGCATCTTTTTACTTATACCTTCCCAGTTAGTATAACTCTCAGTCTTAATCTCTTTGTTAGTCTTATAGTCAGATACATGTACAAAACCATCAATAACTTCTACTCTATCTGATTGACCACAGATACCTGCAGACTTTAAGTATACCATGTGTTCAGGATATACTCCATCAGTTAGTTTTTGATTAGGTGCATACTTAACACCATCTTTAGTTATAGGTCTTATAATAGGTACTTCTTTACCCTTTCTAGATATTGTACTAAACTCAAGTAGATCTGCTTCTCTTTGATCATGATACCAAGATCCTAGATTGATAGCTTTTTGAGCTTCTCCTTCCCAGGCTAACATAATATCATTAGCAGTCATACCATACCACTTAGACTTCTTATTCTTAGAAGACTTAGCAGCTATAGCTTCTGCATCAAACTTTTCTTTAAACTTGGATACTACAGAAGTAACACTGGTCCATTCAATGTTTTCACTGTCTTCTATACTTTTATAAGTATGTGACTGAGGTATAAAAATTACTGACATATTTATAGAGTTAAATTATCTTCTTCATCTTGAGTTAGGTAGGCATCCCATTTATTCTCAGGACAGCTAGATGATAATGATCTAACCTTATATGATAACTTACATCCACATAAACCACAGCAAGGTTGAGATCCAGGAAGTTCACATTTACTTCCAACTGTATCTAGATTAGGACAATGATTACATATACCCAACCTTTGTTCAGCTATAACCTCAACATCTTCTTTCTTAAACACAGAGTTCTTAATACCCTCAAGAATCTGTTCCCGGTTGCTCCAAATCTTTTTTAAGTTCATCTCTTTTTTTATAATACTCTACCATTTTTGTATAGTCTTCTGTGTAGTACTCCTTAGTCTTTACTAACTTCTCTAATACCTTTTTAGTATGATCATACTTAGCAAAGTTACTAAATGAATTAGGTGGAGTATTATCCAGATAAGACACGTATTTATTTATATACTTATCTAGCTTGTTTAAAGATACTACAAATGTTCCAAAGTTATTAAGGTATAACCTAGGATATGTTATATCTTTCATATTAGCTCTAACATTTTTCCAATAAGAAGTAATAACTGCTTCCACTAGATCTTTATTAAGATCATTCTCCTTACTAAATTCTTCTATAAGTTTACTTACCTTCTTGGGGTTCAATTCTAATAATTTTTAAGTCCAACAATATATTTCCTGAACTCTGTATGATAACTGCAGGATTAAGTTTCAATCTTTTTTTTGATCTACCAATTTTAAATGTATTAATTAATCCTTTCTTTTCTAAGGTAGCTAATGCACTTCTGGCAGACTGACTATTAGCAAAGATTTTTTGATCTGCAGCTTTATCACAGAATTCACCTATCTCATCTTCTGATCTAAGTGCCAAGAGAGTAAGACACTCAAGATTCTGATCTGTGACCAGGATCTTGTTAAGATAACAGTAAAGATGGATCTGGAACCTTACAATGTCCCAGAGCTCCATCCTTATGTTTTTCTTCACTTGATTAACTAAAGCCATATGTTGGTTTTACCAGCTTAGTCTTTCTTTAGTTTTCTTTTGTTATCTGCAGGTTCTTCATCTCCTTCCTCTGATGGTGGAGGAGCCATGATCTGTGCTTTTCTAGCCATCACAGTCATACTCTTTAATTCCTGCTCTTCAATGTTAGCTACAAGTGTTTCATACTCTAGCTTAGTTTTTAAGAATGGTATCATCTTTTCATAATACTCATTATCAGATTGGATTCTTTCTAGAAACTTGTCATATACATTGCCAGTTTCTGTTTTGGTTTCTTCAGACATAAATTTAATTTTAAAATTTAAAGCTAAAGTATATAAATTAATTTTAAAAAACAAAATATAAACAAAAAATCCCAGGTTACCCCAGGATCTCTTGCATCAAAAAACACATTTAGAGCGAATATCTTATGATTTAAACCATGTTATTAATCCACTTACAATAAGTGAAACTACAGCAGAAATACTTGTACCCACCTTAGTAAGACTAGACTTAAACTTTTTAAGTTCTCCCATATCTTTAATAACTCCAGGGAAACCATTATCAGTATCTCCATACATACCTCTTTCAACCTTCTCAACTCTATTTTCTATATGGTCTAGTTTTCTAAATAGTCTATCTTTTTCTTCAACTGTTAGGCTCATGATTATCAGTTTTATCTTCTACTGCAAAAAAGTTTGTTAGGAACTTTCCGGCTACACCTGTAATTAGAGCTACTATAGCAATCCATTTAGACCAGTCTTCCATTAATGTAAAGCCTACTAAAAAGGTAGAGATTGCAAGACTAGTATCTCCAATCTTTCTCCACTTCTTAGGTGTAGGTAATGCATAATAGTTACAGACCTTCTTAAATTTCTTTCTCATATTTACAAAAATTTGAAGCCAGACTTCACTATTAATATAGCAATTTTATACATACCAACCAAGGCTGGTACTAAAATAATTCCTAAAAAAATCCATACCCAGGCAGGTATATATTTCTCTTTAACAGTGTTTATCTTTTCAGTGTAATCTTTTATCTGTTGTTCAAACCAGGTAATATCAATATCCTTAGCTTGACATTCTGCTATTAGTCTACCATATGCATCTTTGTATAGTCTTAGTTCTGCCCTACCAGTAGTATCTTTTATGATCTTTACATCTTTAAGATACTGTATAGATTCTAATGTAAGAGTATCACGGATAATAGCTCCAGGTATAACTGAATCTCTTTTTACATAAGTAGTTTCCCGGATTTCTTTAATCTGTGGAGGAAATCTTTTAGTACATTCTTCTTGAGTAATACAAGACTGTAGTATAACTATTAATATGATTAGGATATATTTCATGGTATTTCTGGTCTTGGTTTATAATCTATAATAGGTAAATTTTTTACCCAGATAAACTCAGAATTAGTACAATACTCCATTTCTTCAAGAGATATAATCCAGTTATCATCTATATCTTGGATAGGGTTAAAATAAGAATCATAGGTATATTGTTGACCTATTAATAAATCTTTTTCCTGTACTGTTAA